CGAGGAGATGCCTGTGTTTTCCTCTTTGTTGTCCTTGAGCATCTGCAGCGTCTCGAACACGAACGGGTTCAAGTTCGGGTACTGCAGAGGAGCGATGCCGTCGCGGGAGCGCACGTTCACGATGCCGCCCAGGCGGTTGTCCAGCATCTCCCTTGGATTGGGGAGGGCACCGTTGAGCACCTGCCAGCGGGGATTGACCGTCAGAGCGGTGTGATCCAGGACGGCGCGGGTCAGAACAGTGCGGGCGTTCTGCGTGGGGATGATACGGGCAGCGAAGCTGTTGCCGTACTGGCTGTGAGGCCGGCGCATGGCAGCGAAGGTGACGAAGGGGTCCTCATCGACCTCTTCGCAGCTAAAGAGTGCTTGGTCGCCGTGGACCACTTTGTAGAGCCCAGGCTTGTCGCCCTCCAAGACCATCTTGATGTAGGTCTCGTAGAGCTGGACGGTCTGCATCTCCTCTTGGACAGCGTCGTCAGCGAACTTGAACTGGTCCGCAGCGGGCTCGTCACGGGCTTGCTTCTCCCTGCTGAGGGAGAGGTCGTCTACGTGGGCGAGCTTCTTGACCTTCTCTTTGTCGTAGCCGTCCTTGATCAGGTCGCCGCGCGTCTTGAGCATGCGACGGCCACGGACGCCGTCTTCGCGTTTCTTCTTGCTTGCGTCGAAGAAGTATTCCTCAGGCGGGACGTTCTCGACCTTGATCTGGCACTTGTTGATCTTGCGGGACCATGAGCCGCTGTAGGTGGGCTCTTTGCCGCTCTGGGGATCGTAGTCCTCGTCCAGGTCAGCTTCGAGTTCAACGTCGTCCTGAGCGGAGAGCGCCTGGACGTCTGCCAGCGGCATGTGCCGGAAGGTGTGCTCGTCGGTGACGTAGTTCTCTTCCCAGTAGGTCTGCACAACGCCGAAGCGATGCTTCAAGCTGTCGTCAATCCAGTCGTGATAGATGTCGAACCCAGGGTTCTGCTCATTGATCACATGATCGACGTAGCGCGTCTCTACGGCGGCTGCGTGGGCCTCCTCGTCCCTGTTGGGGATGAAGCGGATGATGTCGCTCCCGCCCGCGAAGGTTTCGAGGAGCTGGGCCTTCATGCTCTCAGTGCCGTCGAAGACGTCTGAGGAGACGTAGCTGGAGTTGCCCTCAGATTGCCTCCGGGGGTACTCCTGGTCGTAGTAGCGCTGAACGCGCTCATGCTCCTTCGAGAGCGTAGTCTCGCTGGTTGCCTTAGCGACCTGAGCGGAGACCTTTGTGAGGATTTCCTCGTCGCTCAGTTTCTTCTTCGACTTGGCCATGGGTTAAATCGCTCGGATGTAATAGTCGTCGGTGACAATGATGGGCGTCCAACGCCCAGGGTGTACGTGGTTGGCGATAGCGAGCGCCATGACACAGTCGTCATGCGTTCCCTTCTCAGCCTCCATTTTCCCCGCTTCGTTCACCACGAAAGTGAGCATCTCGCGCAGGGTAGTCTTGTCCGCTACCGTGATGTCCTTCTCACGCATCGCACCGCGTAGGCGGTCGATCACGAGAGGGCGCGTCTTGACGGTGGTGCGAAAGCCCACGTTGATCGTATCGCGATCCTCCTGCTGGCCCTCCACCACGTCAGAGAAGACGTTGGGGTAGGCGAGGTCCTTGTAGAGACGCACGCAGGTTAGGATGCCGTGATTGTTGCTCTCAGGGGCTATAAGGGCTGTGTTGTAGTAAAGCCCCAGAGTGGACAATATCTGCGCAAAGAAGTCCGGGTGGACTTGGCCGCGCCATGTCGAAACCAAACGCTTCTCGCTATCCAGGACTTGGGCCACTGACCAGTCGCCGTCGCGCACACCCATGCCAACGTCGGCACCGATGCAATACGTCTCGCCTGGGTCGTGATCACGGTAGACGTGAAGCTCACCAAGAGCGTGCTTCACCATGTTCATGCCAGCGTGGCTCTCCTCCACCGCCATGCGGTAGAGAGGCTCAGGGGCGTCCAGGATCAGCTCGTTGAGCTGCTCTGGGTTGAACACGGGACGGCCTGAGCTGATGAAGGCTTCCTCCGGTGTGGAGGGATACTCCTGCATGAACAGGGCTCGGCCGTTGGCTGCGATCTTGCGTCGGCGCCACACGAGCTGACCATCGTCAAGCTTGAAGCGTTGGACGAGGTCTTCCTCTTCCATGGTGCGCTCAAAGCCCTCTGGGACGTCTTCACGATACTCAGGGGTCTCGAACCACGCCGCGAAGAATGCCTCGAACTCGTTCTCACCTTTGATGGCTCCGTCCCACAGCGTGTGGAACTCGTTGAAGCCGCAAGCGGTGCTCTCGATGAAGACTTCGGTGTCCTCACCGTTGGGGATACATTGGAGCAGAGCGTTTAGGTTCTCTGCAGCAGTTGCGGAGGGCCAAAACGCCAGCTCTGAAAGATGCGCGTGCGTAAGCGTCTCGGATCGAGCGATGCCGTCGCCGCCTGCAGTCGCAACCATGAAGCTAGTGTCAAGCTTGTCAAAGACCAGCTCCTTGCGGTTGGAGAACTTCGTGCTCGGCTTGAGCATGGGAGGGCACGAGGAGTGATAGCGCTGGTACATGTCGAACAGCGTCTTCGTGCTGTCCGCCTTGTGCGCTACGATCAGGCCCTTCTTGGCGGTGCTCTGTGAGAGGCGCCAGTACAGCCGAGCAGAGACGTATGTGGATAGTCCTTGCTGTCGTCCTTTGAGGATGATCTTGCGGACACGTCCGGTGCGCTTCTTCTGATCTTCGACCTCAGTATGAAAGCGCCGCTGGACACTGTTCATAACGAATGGAGCGATGATAGCTTCCTTCGTTCTAATCTTCAGTGCCCAGCGGCCGTAGAAATCGAGATCGTCATAGAAACGCTTGCGGGCCTTAATGAGGCCCTTGTCAATTACTTCCGTCATCCTTCGCTGCGTCGGCAGTGACCATCGCAAGCCAATCTTCGGCCTTCTGGATGCTCACTTCCTGCTTCTGCGCGGGCTTGGCCTTGGTCCACTCCAGGACGGTGCGGGCTGCTGCCAGCTTTTCCCTGAGGGAAGGACCACGCATGACGGTGAGCGCCACTTCGAGGGCCTCATTGGCCTTCTCGTCGTCGCTGAGGATGTTCTTCTTCTTCATAACCTTGATCGTCTCCTGTGCGCTGGCGCGTGCTTCGGACCACGCTTTCTCTGCGTCGTCTTTGGTCATGCCATCAGGCACACCCGCGCGGCTTGTGCCGCCTGGGTTGGCTGCGTGCCAAGCTGCAAGCTTCTCTCGGCCCTTCTCGTAGGCCTTACGCCCAGCCTCGCGTCTCTTTGCGAGCACTGAGGGATGAGGCACAGGCCGCTTGCGGGGCCCGTGCGTCGTCATCTTGGGGTCAGCTAGATACGACTTGCGTCGCTTTACTTCTTCCACCATTTGGTCACCTTGGGTTCAAGAGTGGACCGAATGAGGTCCTCGTGTTTGGGGTAGAGGCGCGAGAGCTGGTCAATCTTGGCCAGAGCTGCATCGCGGTCCTTGAGACCCCAGAGCGTCTTGCGCAGCTTGAGTTCGTCTATGCCGGCTGCTTTGGCGACATTGGACGCTGCTTCGCTCTTGTCCTTGAGGATACGGCTGACGTAGCCCACGACACTGGACCTTCCAACACGGAAGGGCTTGCCTGCCTTCTCCATCTGATCGGCGATGGCGTTGGCGGCGTCGTAGGGCGAGAGGTCAGCCTTGTCGTGCTCGATCACCCAATCTTCGGCGGCGTCCTGCATCTTCTTTACCGGAGCCTTGGGGGCCTCTGCGGTTGCCTTCTGAAGCGGGGGCGCCTCAGGGGCCGCTTTGGTCACCTTCTTGGGCGCTGCGCGATCCAGGAACGCCGGGATGGCGAAGGGATCGTCAGGCGGTTGGACCGGGGCGCGCGGGGCGCGGGCGACGACCGGCGTAGCTGGTGCTACGGGAGGCGGCGCGACCGGAGCGGGGGCGGCGCGCGGCGGCGCGGGGAGCTGCGGGAGCGCGGCGGGCGGCGGCGCAGGGCGGCCGGCGGCGGGCGGCGGCAGGAGGAGCTGCGGCTCCGGGGCGCCCATGTACTGGACAGGGGAGCGTTGGGAGAGGAGCTTCTGTGGCGGCGCGAGACGCTTCACCAAGTCAGCGATCCCGCCCTCGACCGCGTTGCCCTGGTCCATGACGTTCTGGAACTGACGAAGGTCAACGGGGGGCTCAGGGGGCGGCGCGGCGGGCTCCTTGGGCTTCTGGCTCTGCGCCAGCTTGGCCAAAAGCGCCTCCGCGTTGATCTGTGCCACTGCAGGATCACCGATGCCGTTAGCTTCCGCGAACTGTCTTCCGGGGCCCTTAGGAAGCCCTGGGGAGGCCGCTGGTGCGTCCGGGACGGCCGGGGGTGCCTCTGGGGCGGATAGCGTCTCAGCCTGGGGCTTTGCAGCGGGTTCGGGGGCCATTTCAGGCTTCTTTGCGCCTCGCATGCCATAGCGCACGGCGCTGATGATGGGCCCAGGGATACCATGGGCCATCAGGAGGGCATCCATGGCGGCGGGGCCCGCGTACTCCTTGATCATCTGCGAGAGGGCAGAGGGAGCAGCAGGGGCTTCTGGGGGAGCTGCAGGGGCCGCTTCCGGCTTGGGGGCGCGAGGGACCGTGCGCGCCCGAGCGGAGGGAGCCGCCAGGACGCTGCCTTCGACCACTGCGGGGATCGCCTTGTTGATCCCTTCGTCGGTCTGGAGGTCTACGTTGCCCTTGGCTGCATCTCCCGAGAGCCGGATGAGAGAGATGAGGCCGCTGAGGGGACCTTGGGGCGTGACGTTGCGTCCAAAGTTTGCGAGCTTCTCGCCCAAAGGTTTCTCGGGAGCTGCGGGGGCTTCGCTCAGACGCGCAATGATGTCTGTGTCTGAGTAGCCTTCCTTGCGTGCCCCTTCGAGGTCGAACTTAGAGCGTGCAGCCAACGCATCAGCGATTTCGGCGTCCGAGTAGCCTTCTTTGCGAGCGCCTTCAATATCGAACGCCATCGTGAATGTCCCTTACTTGAAGAAGGCGTCTAGCGGGCGCCGCTGCTTGTTGCTTGAGGATGTCTCTGCATCCTTGATGACGCCAAAGTTGGCGAAGTCAGGCTCAGGGCCCTTGTAGCCGCGCAGTGATCCAGTCTGTCCGAAGTGGAGAGACTTGGCCTGCTTGGCCTGTGCAGCCGCTTCCATCTGGTTGGCCAGCGCTTCGATGCGATCAGCATTCTGCTGAGGGCTGAGGCGCGGGTTGTAGGTATTCTGGAAGAAGCTCTCGCCTTCCTTCTGAGTGTACTGCGCGCCCAGGACGCCTCTGGCACCACGTTGGATCACTTCACCAACACGTCCGCGCAAGTCGAGCGCTTCAGGATTGATGAATGAGTTGACCACGTCAGGGATCATTCCCGTGATTGGTCCAGTGGGGCCTAGAACGTCACCGATGCTGTTTGCACCGTTGGGGTTGTCGCGCGTGGCGAAGACCTTCTTGTCTCCAGCGGCGCGGAGCTTGGCTGCGACGTCCTTGAGCTGCGTGATGGCCTTTGCGGCGTCTGTTGCGCCACCTGAGGTCCATAGCTCGTTGTCAGCCGCGAACTTCTCGTCCTGCTTCTTCTCGCCAGCCGTGGGGAACTGCATTGGCTGACCCGTAGCTGGATCAGTGTACGTTCCAGTTGTCTTGTCGAAGACAGCGGGAGCACCGTTGACGGTGGTGGACTGGAGGTCTGGCGGCTTGAACTGCTTGGGAGCTTCTCCCATAGGACGCAGTTGGCCGTTGCGTGCATTGATCTGGAAGACGCGACCATCAGGCAGCGTAAGCATGGACCAATGGTCCTTGCTGCCGCCATTGGAGGCATTGGTGAGTGCCTGGGCGCCTGAGGGGTTGTAGATGCTCATCAGCGCTGCTGCAGCTTTCCACAAACCACCTTCCAGTCCTGCACCCTGATCACCACCACCCTGTTGGGCGGTTGGGTCGAAGGCGTCTAGATTGCGAGGGCCTTGGGTGTACGCCATAGGCTCGGTTTGGTCACCGCTGAAGCGGTCGATCTTGTTCTTCCAGAGGTCCATGAATTGCCTGCTCGTCAAACTGTCTACGCCGCCAGGAAACTGTGCCTTGACGTCGTCGGGGACATTTCCCCAGATGGCCTGCCGAGCCCAACCGGCGCCCTTCTGCCGTCCTTCGGCAGTCGAGGCCATGTTTTGCCACGCGGGAGCGTCGGGGTTGGAGGTGTGCGCAGCAAAGCCACCAGGGCCTTGCTGATGCACCATGTACATTTCGGTTGGCGTGGGATCGCGACCGTACTGGTTGCGGAAGGAGGCGTTCTCTGCGTTGAACTTTGCGGTGGCGGCTCTTTCGTTATCGGCGGGGTCGTAGATGTTGCCGCCGCCGAAACGATTGAACTCGCTGTCCGAAAGTTGGTAGAGACCCTTGTAGCTGCCTGTTCTGGCATTTGGGTTGCCGCCGCTTTCAATGCGGGCGATCCACCGCATTACACTTGGATCAACAGGCATGTCATTGCTCCCTTAGCCAAACAGGCTCCTGGACAGGTAGTTGCCGGCAGAACCCAACACGTTGAGGCCGTTAGAGCCGAAGAGGCCCGTAGCGCCACCGAGGAGACCGCCCGCGATAGTGAACGGGCTCGCTTCTCTCGTCTGGTTTACGGTGCCTGTTTGCGTGCTGTTGGTGGTTCCGCCCCAGTTGTTGGAGCCGATGATGCTGTAGTAGCGGGCAAGATCGTCCCAGGCGTTCTGGTTGCTGTACTCTGTCCTTGAGCGGTCAGCGTCTAGGGCGAGCTGGTTGCCAGCCTGCATGCCTGCGCCTGCGTCGTTTGCTAGGCCAAAGAGGCCCAGCCGCTGCGCGAGCTGTTGGTTGTTGGCGTCTAGGCCAAGTCTGGTGGCGTCTTGGCTTGCATTATTGAAGCCAAGGCCCAGCGTGCCAGCTCCGGTGCCAGAGTTGATCAGGCTCGTGCCTGCACCAGTCTGTCCGATACCGAGACCAGCAAGCGATCCCGCGAGGGAGCCGCTAGACCTAAGAGCATCCAAGATGGCGCTGTTGTTGAACTGCCGTCCTTGCTCTGCGAGGTTGAGGCCTTGATTGTAGGCGTCACCACGGAGGCCGGCGCTAACGTCTGCCGTCTTCTCAGCGAGGCCACGTTGGACCACTCCTTCGGCGAGGCCACGTTTGGAGCTGCCGATATTTCCGGTCAGAGCTGCGTCACGCGCAATCTGCGGAAGAGCTTGTTCCGAAACCTGCCGGCGCGCGTCGCGCATCGCTGCATCGACTTGACCACTGAGATAGGGGTTGTCGGCGTAGCGTGCAGCCTCGCTGATGTTGGTCCCTACGCCGCCTGTGGTGGCGTAGTTGCGTAGAGCGCCTACGGTGTCAAAGGCGCTGCCTGCCCCACGATTGGTGAGATCAGTGCCAGAGCCAACTAGGCCCCTGCCTAGGTCATAGAGGCCATTGGCGGTGCCAGTGAAGCCGGCTCCTGTGCCAGCGAGGTTTCCTGCGACCCTTTGCGCGCCAGAGGCAACATCACCGGAGTAGTTAGAGTTTGCGAGGCCGCCATTGTTGGCGAAGTCGTACATGCCCCGGAAGTTGTTGGCCTGCTCGTTAGTCAGGCGCGCGATTAAATCGCCGTTGTACTGGTTTCCTTGGGTCTGTCCGTAGGTGCCCTGGGCGCGGCTCCAGGCGTCTTGTAGGTACTGAAGCTGCTCAAGCAGCGGGCGCGTCTGGCTGGTGCCGCTCTGGTTCTGTGTTTGTGTGGTCTCTTCGGCCATGGTGAGGAACGCTCATAAAAAATCGTCGCGGGCGCCCGTCCCAAGCTGATGGGACACGCCCGCAAAATGAAAAACCTAATGAGGTGACGAAGCGCTCCCACTTCGCGTCATCGGGCTCAGGCTCGAAGGCGAATAGAGGGGCGTCAGTGCAGCTACGGAAGGCGGTAAATGCGCGCCTGATGTCCTTTAGCACACTGGGCGAGAAGTGGCGGATGGTGATGTGGATGACATTCATCTCACCACCATCCGGCATTATGAACTGGTCGATGCACGCATAATACTCAGGGCGATCTACCAGTACGATGCGTTCTAGCTGCTCCACAGTGTCAGAGAGCTGACGCGGCGACCCAAAGGCCGTCTATTTGCGCCTCAGTCCACCCAAGGCCCGCAGCGAATGCTGCAGTCATCGGATGGTTGCGCTCGAACACAGTGGCGCCAGTGAGGAGCATTCGCGCGGCGAAGGCGTCCTCTGTTGGGAGCGCATCAATCACAGGGACAAACGCTGCGGGGATGGCCCCAGTCTGCACTGCAGCCAAGGCTTCCGCTTCCGTGATCTGTCCCATGACGGCCAGGGCTTGGAAGAACTGACGATCAGAGATGGTCCCAGGAACGCTTGGAGGAGGAGCAACGTAAGCATTAGGGGTGGGCGACCCTTCTCGTTTCCACTGAAGGGTAACAGAGCCACTCGCGTCTCGCGGCTGGTTAAGCTCCGGGTTCCATGGAATAAACGCGCCATCAGCGCGTTGCACGCTGGTGTGCTCCGCGTTTGCGAATGTATAGGTCATCATTCTAATGTTGCCTCCGCTGCCCAATGAACGAACAGTCTGTTTCCGAGCGATGTTCCAGCATTTCCAGTCACCTGAACTCCGCAACCTTGCTCAGAGAGATCGTTTGCAGAGGTGCCGGTTGTAGCTAGGTTGCCACCATCAGTATCTATAGCCTGCGCGTTCGCTGCTATTGGGTTGTAGAAAGTAAACGTCGGGTTCGCCCGCTTTCTCACCTTGAACACTAGCGGCGCGGAAAAATTAACTGAGGCGCCGGCTCTTGTAGCCGGTATGATGAACGTTCCCTTAAAGTCTGAACTGTTCTGGGCGGGAGCAACAGTGTAGTTGAACGACTTTTCGTAGTAGCGCTGGCACCGTTGCAACTCTTCTGGAAACGATAGGAAGACGTAAGGCGACAGCTCCTGCGGAACTGGCACAGTACCAGGAACAACCGAGACGCCAGTAATCTGCATGTAGTCGCTGGTTGCCGCGACTCCGTTGGTAGTGCCAGTGACGCCGTAGACAAACCCGAAGGAGCTGGTGGGGTTCCAGCTTCCAGCAGTGCCTAGATAGTCGCTGTTACACGCCATGGCGAGGGTAAAGTACATCCCGGCGCCATTAGTCGTATTCCATGTACCCGCAGTGTCACCAGCAATGGTGACGGTCTTGTACTCCCACGTACCGGAGGAGTTGATCGTGAAGCTGAAGGCGTAGGACTGATCGAAGTTCGCGTTGATGACTGATCCAGAGTACGTCCCAGTGCGGTTGGCCTTGATCCAGAAGCCAATAGAAATCGAGGAGGCGCTACCTGTGCCCCATTGCAGGGCGGCGCAGCGATAACCCTCGATTGCCCAGCGGAAGAGCACATAGTCGTTGGGATTGCTTATCGTAGCGTCGGCCGTAGTAACCGTGGCCTTAGCTGAATACTTAAACCCAGCCGGGGCATCTGCGACTTGCGACAGCGTGAGTACGGCTGCTCCCGTGGAACCGACAAACATCTTCATTCCGTCGGTCATGAATGCTCCGCTAACGGAGGAGTCTACGCTCGGAGAGTTTGCCCGCTGATGCACCTCCATCCCGCCGTTGATGACGAGATTGTTCGCCGCAACTCTGGCCATCTCCTGCTGGACGAATGCGGTGGTAGCAATCTGAGTGGTATTCGTCCCGCCTGCGGCAGTAGCGGCCGTAGGAGAGTTCGTAGAGGTGACGTTACCGGACCCATCGCTCTGGAGCGTGCCGGTGCTGTAAGCAGCAACCTTCAGGCCAGCGTTGTTGACCCGAAGACGTTCTGCAGCAGCGGCGCCTGCCGCCATGGTCTTGAAGACGAGATCGAAGTCCTCACTCGCGGCAGTGACGTCAGTCGTCACCGCTTCGATGGAGGCGCCAATCTCTTCGTTACCTGCAGCGGTCTCAGCCTCGAACTGCACCCCCACGCCGATGCCCGACGCGGGAGTGCCAGAGGTGGAGTGAGAAACCTTGAGAGGAGCAGTGACGCTGTTGTTGGAGGCGTCGTCCACCTTTGGGTTCTTGAGCAGCGTGCCAAGCGACCGACTGAGCCCGCTTCCGGGCACAGTAAGGTTGGCGTCAATTAGGTTTGTTGCCATTAAACTTCTCTAAAACGTGTCATCGGTGAACGTGGTATTGAACAAGTCGTCAATCCAATCTTTGATGCCGAGGTCATCTTCCCATGTTGATGCGCGATACTTTGGCCATCCAACGATGACAAAGCGGAAGCTGTTGTTGGCTACCGTGTCTATGCCGGAAAGCGTTGCGCTCTGAGCGGCGAGGGCGCCTGTGCCTGTTGAAGCGGACGTACCGCTGCCTGAGACACTCGAAGCACCTGAAGACAGCGCACCCGTGCCCGTGTGGGTCGCGGTGGCGCTTCCTGAGACGCTCGCAGCTTGAGAAGCGAGAGCGCCTGTGCCAGTCGAGGCAGACGTGCCACTGCCGGATACGCTCGCAGCTTGAGAAGCGAGAGCGCCTGTGCCGGTGCTGGAGGACGTTCCGCTTGCGGAGATGCTCGCAGCTTGAGAGGCTAGTGCGCCTGTTCCAGTTGAAGCGGACGTGCCGCTCCCGGACATGGAGGCGTCTTGCGAGGCAAGAGAGCCGGTCCCGGTGCTGGAAGACGTCCCTGAGCCAGACATGCTGGCGTCATCAGACGTGAGGGTGCCTGTGCCGTTGATGCTCGCATCAGCGGTCCCGAAGAGCTGGGCACTTTGAGCCGCAAGGGCGCCTGTGCCTGTCGAGGAGGATGTCCCCGAGCCTGACACTGAGGCAGCTTGCGATGCGAGTGCGCCAGTTCCTGTTGAGGCTGACGTGCCTGAGCCGGATACGGTGGCGTCTTGCGACGTGAGGGCGCCTGTGCCTGTAGAGGCCGACGTCCCGCTACCAGAGAGGCTCGCGTCTTGCGAGGTGAGCGCTCCGGTGCCTGTGGAGGCTGAGGTGCCAGTGCCGGCTACAGAAGCATCCTGCGCGGCGAGCGCGCCAGTTCCAGTTGAAGCGGACGTGCCACTTCCTGAAACAGAGGAAGCTTGCGCAGACAGTGCGCCAGTGGCCACCCACGAGACGGTGCCGCTGGCTGAGAGTGAGGCATCTTGCGACGTAAGGGCGCCTGTGCCGGTGGACGCGGATGTACCGCTACCAGAGACGCTTGCGTTCTGTGAGGACAGTGCGCCTGTGCCGGTGGACGCGGATGTACCGCTACCGGACAAGGATGCGTCTTGGGAGGTTAGCGCGCCCGTTCCGGTGGCTGATCCGCCACCAAGTGTGCCAGAGCCAGCTACGGAGCTGTCTTGAGCAGTCAGGCCTCCGCGACCAAGGATAACGTCGTCGTACCAGAATAATTCGCTGGCGCCGTCATCCGTCCATATCTCCCCGCCGCCGTCGTCCTTCCAGATATGCTGGAAGTCGGTGCCAAAGAGCGATGCGGACGGAGCGGAGAGCGCGCCGGTGCCGGTGGAGGCCGACGTACCGGAACCAGATAGGCTCGCGGCTTGCGCAGAGAGTGCGCCCGTCCCACTTGTGGTTACGTCAGATTTAAACGCAACGGTCTCGTTGATGGTGACGAACGTGTCACCTGCCGCACCTGTGGTGGGCCCGTCGTAGGTCATCGTACACGTAAAGCCAGAGGCCATCGTGCCGACGCCAGTGATGAAGTAGCGGATGACGAGACGGTCGTCCTCCGCAAAGGCCATGGATGTCGGAGTAAACGACCAATCCATTGCCGCGTCAGAGGTGCCAAACTCGACACCGTCATCCCACGGCGAGCCTGTTAGCTCTGTCTCTGTGCCGCCTGACGTTCTCTTGTAGAGCCTGATACGACCGCCAGCATTGGCGTTCATATTGGCTTCAAGAGCGCGCAGGCGGACAGTGACCAATCCGCTTAGGGTGAAACCACCTGCCGGGACGCGACCGCTAATCCACTCCAGGGCGCTGCCACCGGCAGTCTTCGTCCATTGAATGTTAGTGCCGCTCGCCGTTGTGTTGACAACACCTGTGGTGCTTGAAGCCCCTCGCGTAGTTATAGCGTCGCGGAAAGACCCAATGCCGTTAGCAGTGGTCTCCCGCAGAAAAAGCGTAGTGGCCATCAGTACCCCCAGCCATCAATGTTCCAAGGGGCGCGATACCACACGCCGAGCTGGCGGAAGCGATAGCCTTGAACCACGAACCACACGCGCTTCCAGAGTGGGCTCGACACAGTGTCAACCCACTTTTCCAGCGTGCGGATACGTGCAGCGTCACGGGTGCGGTTGGCTTCCAGAACAGCACAGAGACGCTCTAAGGCCTCGATGCGCTGTTCCATGCCTCATCACGCTGGCGCGGTGTAGGTCAAGCTCGTGATCGCGACAGTCTGACCGGCAGAGATCGTGACGCTCGACAACTGAATGTCGCCGCCGCCGCCAGTGGCAGTCACGGAGCACAAGATTTTCGCAGTGCCCGCCGCGTTCCGAAGCTCGGCCTTAGCAGCCGTGCCGCCAGTCGCGTTGGTGTCAGAAGTGATGGCGGCTGCAGTTGCAACGCCCGAGGACGCCGCACCGAAGGCGGTGGTGGAGAAGGTCAACTGAGCGACCGTAGAGCCACCAGAGGTCTGGATAACCAGCTTACCGGGCGGGGTGCCCTCATCGAGCTGGTCAACAACGAAGTCAGCAATGCCAGTTCGCACTGCCGTGGGGTGAGTAACAGCCATAATTAGGCTCCTGTCAGGCTGCTTTTGTTGGCAGCGTCAATGATTTTGATCTTGCCGGCTTCAAGCCAGCTTGGAATGAGTGTGCGCAAAAGTTTGTCTTCAGGGCGCGCTCGGTATGTCAGGCCTTCGCAGTAGTCGCTCTCAAACTCCTTGGAGAAGAAGTTTTTCAACGCTTGGAAGTGAATAGTCGGCACGATTTCCTCATTTGGTCACACTCAGTGACACAGTCAGTCGGGTGATGGTTGAAACGCTGTCGATTTTGAAGCGTAGGACGTCCCCAGCGGATACTGAGGTGGTCCAACCTGTGAGCGTACTGTCCGTGCTCTTGTCTGCACTGGACAGCGTAGGCTTTGCACTCGCTGTGATGGTGTTTGCCACAGTGGGCGGATAGCTGGCGTAGGGCGCCTTCCAAATATCTAGGACGACGGAGCCAGAGACGTCCGCAAGAAGCGTGACGGCGTTGATGGTGCAATCGAAGGGAACCTGAATGTCCCCTTTCTCACCTGTGCCAAGAGGAGAGCCGTTGCCATCCAAAAGGGCGACGACGGCGATGTTGTGCTCTACAAGAGGGGCCCAGGACGATCCGTTCCAGGAGAACATTTCGCCCTGAGGGGTGCTCCAGTAGAGGGCACCAACGATCAGGGGGTCCCCATCGTTGTCCTCAGTTGGCGCAGAGACGAATGCACCGAGGTAGCGATCATCGAAGCTGTCGAAGGCGCTCACGGCGCTAGAGGCGCTCGATGCTGCACTCAGTTCGCTCGCGGCTGCGGCGGTCTCTGAGGCGGCTGAAGCTAGCTCTGATGCCGCTGCGGAGGCTGCAGAGTTCTCTGCGGAGGTTGCAGAGGCTTCAGCAGAGGCCGCAGACGATGCAGCAGCGTCAGCATTGGCCTGGACGCCTTCTGCGATGTTGGCCAGCTCCTCCAGCGAAGAGCCAGAGGAGTAGAATGAAGATTTAGCCATCAGTACCACTCCGCATCAGGGTAGATGTGGGAGGGAGCGACGACGGCGTTGGTCAGCTCATCGCGGTCTGCTTGATCCTGCAGCTCCTGGAGACCTTGATTGAAGCGCGCCTCAAACATTGGCGCACGTTTGTCCAGGAACCAGTCGGCAGCGTAAGAGAGCGCACCGTAGACTATGACGTCAGGGGCAATCTCAGAGAGCCAGTTGGTGTCTTCGTCCTCTGAAAGCACATCCAGCTCAGCCCAATAGTCAATGCGGACCACTAGACCATCTTGCGGGTACTGACCGAAGACGTAAGTAGAGTTGCGACGCACGTACATCGTTGGGATGCCCGTAGTCGTGCGTGACTTGAGAACCTCACGCAGTGGACGGCTCTGCATGTCCGTCTCTTCAGCGTCGATTGAGATAGCTTTTAGCTCAATCAGATCGTTTGGGATGGAGATGAAGCCATCCTGCTCTGCGCTGTCAGTGGTGAAGGTGACTGACTGCTCCATTGCAGGCACGCGCAGCTTTCGCTGGGCCCGCGAGATGGCCATTTGCAGCCATGTGTCGCGTTGGGTTGACGTGAGGTCACGTCGTTTGAGCAGACCCTCGAACTGGGTCTTGAGTTCACCGTAATTCATGTGGGGTCCGCTTCAATGATTAGAAGAACAGCAGCCAAGCAGCCGCGACAATGACAACAGAGACTGCGATCTTGCCGTTGGCCTTGGCTCCGAAGAAGCCCGTGGGTTGCCAACCGACGTACCAAGTGTTCTTGGCGCCACTGTAGCTGACGAAGGGCAGCAGGAGAGGCCCAATGCTGATCACGCTCCACTGGAAGCCGCGCTCAGGCGGGTCCAGGTCGTTGCGCTGGACAGTCATCACAGGAGCTTTGCCGGTGACGCTGTAGTTGCGATCCTGCACGCCTACGACATAGCTTCTGAAGTTCTGCAGAGGGTTGCGAAACTCCCAACACAGCTTGCGAAGCCACTGGGGCTTCCCTGGCATGTACCAGTCAGTCGTTCCGTCATCGAGCTGCTGCTCGTCGTCGTTCTTAAACCACCAGATGGGGTTTAGTTTCTGCGAGAGCGGCTTGAGAGTACGACCTTCGATTACTTGCGTCTCGGTCACTGGCAAAAATCCTAGGGTTGGTAGTAGCAAAAGGAACAGCAATAAAGTACGAGCCATAGAAATGAAGTGCGGGCCTCGCACCCGCTCGGGTGTTTGTCTTCCATATGGTTGTCACCTAACCCCACTCGTGGAGGCAGCGGGGGTCATCGCAAGAAGCTGCGCGCATCCATAGGTGCGCCCAAGCAGCTCCGCTCGCCCCGCTGCCAAACCTAGTATTAGACAGCCGCGCTGAACGGCGTAGCTTCGGAGCCCGAGGCGTCGCTCTCGACGCGCACCCACCAGAGGCCCGCACCGATGTCGATTGCCTCGACGCTGGCGCCCTTGAGGCCACCCTTGCTTCCGCCATTCATCGTGATGGTGTCGCTGTCAGCCGCAGTGGCGAACATCACAACGGTGTCGCCAGCATCCTGAGCCAGGATGGCGCTTCCGCACATCACGTCCGTGGCGTTCGCAACCTTCACGACCAGATTGCTGGAGGTGATGGAGGTCTTGACGGCCACGAAGTAGCGGTTGCCGGTGCCGAGAGCGGCAGGGAGCGTGAGGGTGATGCCATCAGCCTTGTCGGCGACGATGGGCTTGTTGGCGTGTGCCTCTGCGTAGAGGGTCAGTGCAGCCGCAGTCACAGTGACGGGGCTGCTGTCGAAGAAGTTATGAGCTTGGGCCATGGACAATGCCTTTGTGAGAAATGGTGGTTAGCGCTCGCCTGTGGAGACGAGGTCAATATCGAGCCCAGACAGGCTCAGGGTTTGATAATCCTGGTAGCGCATCTTCATGCTTAGGAAGCGTCCACCATTTGTGTAGTCCAGCTTGTAGTTCGTGCTGGTGTCGTAGGTCTGCCACTCGCTGTAGAGAGGGCTGTCACTGAAATAGTCCCCGCTCCCGAAGGCAAACTCTGCCTGCGAGGTGTCAGCGTCCAGACGGGCTTGGGGATACAAGGCGAGTACGTGCTTGTAGCCAGAGAGATGCTCACCCACTTCGTCCAGGTCGAGCCCCTCACGTTGTATCTCCATCGTGGGAGTTGCAGTGGGGTTGACGTTGGCAGAGCTTAGGGAGCCCGTGCCATACACGTCCTGACCGTAGAGGGTTGCAGTTAGGCTGTCCGCGCTGGAAGTCTCTCCAACGAAGCACAGGACACGCTTGAAGCCTGCCTCTTGCTCCTGCCATGAGCCACC